CCACCAGTCTCTTGCCATACCCTAAATGTAACGATGTAGCTTGAGTCGTAGTATTTGGTTTGATCCGAGCTTACTGTGGATTCCATTTCAAAGTCTGTGTTGGCCAATACTGCACTCTCTGTCTCAAGTGTTTCCCAAACTTCGTCTGTATTATTCCAAACCTGTAGATAGACTGTTTGATTGGCCGTTGATAGTGTGGTTCTTAAATCTACCAGTATTTTGACTGAATCCTTGTTTGTGTTGTTTTCTTTGGTGAACTCGTGAATGAGATAGGTTGTCGATCCTGTAATTGGAACGTATGATTCATCATTTTCCGACACTGCAATATCATCTTCAGCTCCGTATGGAATAGCCAGCTCACCGCCTGTGATCGGTAGGGTGTTTGTAGATTCTTTCGAATAAAGACCAGATCCAGGCTCTTGAGAAGGACTTATTGAAGCTGAAATAGACGCTGATGGAGATGGTGATTCGGAAGCCGATGGGCTAGGACTCTCAGATGCACTAGGAGAAGAACTTGGGGTAGCACTTTGACTAGATGATGGAGATAGAGACTCCGAAGCACTTGGAGATGGTGATGGGGTAGCACTTTGGCTAGATGATGGAGAAGGAGATGCTGACGGACTTCGGCTTTCTGATGCCGAAGGACTTGGGCTTGGACTCAAAGAGATGCTGGCTGACGGTGAAGAACTAGGGGTAGCCGAAGGACTTGAGCTTTCACTTGAAGAAGGTGAAGCTGAAGATGATGGGGATCTACTCTCTGAAGAACTAGGACTTGGGCTTTCACTCGCACTAGGGGAAGCAGACTGACTCAAAGATGGCGACAATGAAACACTAACACTAGGACTCAAACTTGGTGAAGCAGATTCAGATGAACTTGGAGATTGAGAAGAAGATGGAGATCTAGACTCTGAAGCTGATGGAGATGGTGAAACACTGGCTGATGGAGAACTAGAAGGGCTTTGTGACGAACTAGGCGATCCAGATAATGAAGGACTCAAACTTAGAGAAGCCGAAGGTGAAGAACTCGGACTAGGAGAGGCTGAAGGTGATCTGGACTCGGAAGCGGAAGGAGATCTAGACTCAGAAGCCGAAGGTGACGAACTAGGAGACGGTGATAGGGATGGAGATCTAGATTCTGACACTGATGGGGATGAGCTAGGGCTAGGTGAAGCTGAAGGTGATCTAGATTCTGAAACTGAAGGCGATCTAGACTCCGATAATGAAGGTGATGAGCTAGGACTCGGTGATGCCGAAGGACTACGACTTTCCGAAGATGAGGGAGAGCTTGATGGTGATGGACTTGCACTAGGAGATCTGGACTCAGAGAGAGATGGTGATAAGGATGGGCTTAGAGATGGCGACAACGACGGACTGAGAGATGGTGATAGAGATGGAGATGGTGACTCTGCAAGGGTAACAATAAAATCACCACTTGATGTAATGGTATGAACGGTATAGCTTCCATCGGTAGTTTTATCGCCACCAGTTACGGTGTAAGCTGAAAAGTCTGCTGTTAAATACCGAATGATAACGACACCAGTTCCACCAGTTCCACCAGCTCCAACCTGAGATGATGCGCCAGCTCCTCCTCCTAAACCATTTGTGCCGTCTCCCCCGTTACCAGCATCAGGCCAAGATTCATATCCTCCATCACCGCCTCCGCCAGTTCCACCAAATCCCCGTGTTCCATCTTCTGAATATCTTTCCCTTCCTCCACCACCTCCACCTGCATAGACAATAGATGATCCAGTTATTGAGTTTGATGTTCCATCTCCTCCATCCCCAGCCGTCGTAGTAACAGCATCCGCACCGTCTTGCGAAGCACCACCACCACCACCACCGCTTTTTTTACCAGTAATTGAACCAGCTCCTCCGTCTCCACCCTGGCTTCCAACACTGTCTGTTGGATTAGTAGAGTTACTTGAAGGAATCCAGCCACCCTCTCCACCTCCGCTTCCTCCGTCTTGACCACCATGACCCGAATATTGAGGGTTTCCTTTTCCACCTCCACCTCCTCCATCACCAGTTATTGTGCTAAAGGTTGAATCGCCACCATTTGTTGCTGGAGTACCACTTACTCCACCAGCTCCAATTGTTATTGTGTATGTTTGTGCTGTTACGGCATGACCAGTTCCATATTGATACCCACCTCCGCCTCCACCTCCACCATAGGAAATACCACCGCCCCCACCTCCACCTATGACAAGATAATCAACATTTGGCATATTATTATATTAGTCCGAAGAAATCTTCGAACTTTCCCCACCCAGGAATGTTTTTGGATTCCTTCCATCCCTCGGTGTACTTTTTATTTCTAAACTGCTCTGGACTCCATCTTGTAGCTGTGGCGTTTCCTCCGTGTCGTATATCGACGTTTGGTAGTTTAGAATCATAAGATTCTGCCTTATAATCATCAACTCTTTCAGGCCGACCGTGAGTTCCTGGTTCAAAGCCTACTTTTCGAACATAGCGATTAAATCTAACTTCGTATGGCTCTGAATCCATAGTCGTAGTGTCTTTAATCCTCTGACTCTCATCTAGCAACATCTTGAGACGTTTCTCATAATGTTTTATTGCCAGCTTTCTATAACATACTAACCCAGACAGTTGCTTGCAATCGTCAGTTCTTACCGAGTGGCCATCATTGGCTCTAACTTTCCACACGTTTGTATTGTAATAAAACCTGTCTGTTCTCTTTGGAGTGAAGTCAAAATGTGATGGGTGATAGAGAACGTCGTGTTCACAAAAGAAGATAATTTCGGACTTGGACTTCTTTAGAGCTTCTAGGATTTGAGTAGTCATAGTGATCCAGCCACGCTTCAATGGAACGTGTACGTTGTCTCCAAACTTCATCGGTTTTAGAGATGAGCTGACTATCTTTTTTCCCTTCGAAGCCTTCTTGAGCTGTCTCTGGACTCCGTGAGCTATTTTAAGTTTGAGTTGGTTGTCAGTATAGAAGATTATCCCTTTGTTTTCCTCGTGCCATCCTGGAATAGGTGAGAACTTGTCGATTATCCATTGAAACTTACGCTTGGCCAGTGGCCATTTGTCGTTCATCCATAGATCCTGAGAATATGTCCTGGAATGATCTATTTGATTCTGATCCTGTTGGTATGGGAAGGCAAAGTCTTGGCCTTGAGTCCTGAATAGGTGTGAGAACCAAGTTCTTTTGTTTGTAACTAGCCGACCGCCACTAAGCCACGATTTACAGGCAATTTCCGTACCCTGCTGACCCCAAGATCCGTGTGCTTCATCGCTACCACCTAGTTCCCAATACCATTCTCGATTCATAAAGAAGCAAGCTCCTAGAATAGACATCGTATCGGATATGTGTCCATCGTAGCCCTCTCGTTTACCTAGAGATCCCCAGTATTGGAAGTGAAGGGCTTTGTCGAATCTGTAGTGAGTTGATTTCCTATGTTTTCGTATCTTCCAGACCATTACTCTCTCATACTCTTTGCCATCGCAAGCCTGATTCTTCTTTCGACTCTCACCAGGCATATAGCACATAGTTGGAGTAGGAGCTTGATACCATCTATTACCACATTTCTTGCATTTCCAGTCAAAAGCGTGAAGATTATATAGAGTAGGGCATTGAGTAACCATTTTACCCAATTTTCTACCGTCCTCCAACATAATCCTGTCAAATCCCTGGCCTACTATGCAGTGAGCATCGAGCTTCATAATGTATTCTGCTTTTGATAGCCTGACAGCTTCATTTATCCCTGCTCTCTGGCCGATTGACTTGTTATGATAGATCATTGTTACGTCGGGATGATCTACGAGAGCTGGCTCTGGCCAATTACCATCACACATCACGATTATTTCGGTGTCTGCTTCTCTAGCTTCTAGAACTTGCTCTACGGTTCGTTTTAAGAACTCCTCGTTTCTTGCTGTGATGATGACTGATAGATCTCTCATTAGTTTTCTCCCTTTTGTAGCCATAGTGGTTTCTTTGGAACTAATTGCTCACTACTTTTGATGTCGCTTCTCCATTGTCGAGCATTTCTCTCGATGAGATGTTCTAGTATGGGTAAGTTATTCCCCTTTGACCTCATCTTATAGGCTAAAGCGTTCATATCCTTTGGTAAGCATTTACCAGACCATCCACGATTTTTCCTGTAGATGTTGGAGTGGGTTCTACTCATCCTAGGATCTAGGACGATTCCCTCTCTAACTGCCTGGAAACTACCCTCAAGAGTTTCACATACTTCAAACACATCGTTCCAATAGTCCACTCTACGCATTATCCACATATTCTCGCAATACTTAATGATCTCCGCTTCCCTAGAAGAACATAGGTGGATGGGAGCAGATGCGTGTAGAACAGTCATAAAGTATTCGGCTACTTCCTCTCTTGCTTCCTTGTTACCACCTATGATCTGGAAGGCATCTTTTCTTGACTCAAGTAGTGGATGTCCGAGGGTTTCTCCGACATACTCTGGACTCATACAAACTGGCACGTTATATTTCTGTTCTAATCTCTCGCACGTTCCTACTTCTACGGTTGATTTAACTAGGAAGATTTTTACAATACCCCCATACTTTTCCACACTGTTTTCCACAATCGACACATCACATTGGCCAGTCTCAGGGTTCATTGGTGTTGGAGTTCCGATAATTGCAAGATCATACACTTGATGGTTCTTGATTGAGAAGAAGTCTATATCTACTCTCTCATTATCAGATACTCTTTTGACGATTCCATCACTCTCTACATAGTGAGCTGTCTTGAAGTATTTGGCCATATACTGACCTACCCATCCATAGCCTATAAGTAGAACTTTTGGTTCTTTATTGATGACATCAGAGTTTGACTCTGGTTTTCCTATTTCTTTCATTTGAAGATTCCTTTCGGATCGATCCGATTACTTAATATCATTGTGTAAGGTTCACCGACATTTCTATGCTCGTATTTGTACTTAAACTTATCATAAATAGAAGTGTACTTGTAAGCTGGGTTGTTGGCTAACTCTGAGTCGTGAAGCACTATAAAATCTGCCCTGTCTCTGAAGTGTAAGGCACTAGATCTTCGCTTCCTAGCTGGCCTGTGATCTACAAACACCATTCCCAGATCGAACTCTACCTCAAGATTAGTCATAAAGTCGTGAGGATATAGCTTGTGAGTCCTTGTTTCAAACTCTTTGAATCTCTCTAGCCACTCAGTGTCGCTTTCAAAGGAAAATAAGAGCAAGTTCTTCTCCTGGCATAGCCAGTGAAGTAGTGGAGTGCTATTCCAGCCAATACCAAGCTCTAAGACTGGCTTATCAACTACCTTCATCAGTTTATCTAGAACTGGTAGGTGAGATCCTGCTAGTAATGTCGTAGGTTTCATTCTCGTTCTCCTCTAAATTATGTTCTCTATCTGCTGTGCTGTGATTTCCCCAATCTCCTTTGTGGTCTTCCCCATCATCGTCTCTACCATCGGTTTCGTGTACTTCATCACAACACTTTTCCCCAGGATCAAGTTCTTTCATTTCTTCTTTCTCTCTTTCAAGTATGCGGTTTCTATTGGAGCTGGATTCTTAACTAAATGCTGAATCACATCAAACATAATATCCCTCTGGTAAACTGGCATTTCTTTATAGTTCTGCATAAAGAGTCTAAGCATTTCTAATAATCTATGATCTACTTGAGAAGTAGTCAGTATTTCCTCACTTACTAGCGTCATATAATTTCAGAGTTTCCTCTGCCTTTCCCCACGTGGGTATATCGTACATTCTAATATCGCCCAATCTCTTGCGTTTACCGTGATTGAGATAGCCAAAGGCTTCCTCGTGGGTAAATACAATACTTGGAACGCTACAGTGAAACTCCTCAGTCTTTCTGTCGGTGATCCCCAGGAGGTTCTCGTATCTTCCAGGATCTCCCCATTTGGAGTTGATGTCGTTGTCAGTCCATCCTTTTGCTTTGAGTGCTGGAATCCTGGCGAATCGTTCTTCCATCGCTTCTATAAGCATCTCCCTGGGAGCTATGAGTTGATTGACTACTTTTCGTTTGGTTCTAAATGAGTACATAGGAGGTTTCGTCCAGGTGAATATAGATAGTTTCTGCATATCGTACAAGAATGTGTCTAACTTGGGAACGTGAGTGTGAAAGTGAGCGTATGAGTAGAGTATGTCATCCTCGGCCATCGCTACATACTTTGTCTTGGCGTGTTTAGCACCGATTAGGATCTGTCTGTATATGTTTCTATGAGATCTACCTGGAACTACACCGTCCTTCTCTCCCACCACTATATTTTCTCCAAAATCCATAGGCTCGTGGCTTACTGAGATGAGGGGATGATCTCCAATAGCTTTGATGTGTTGTTTCTTGGTGTTGGCTACAAAATAGGGATTTACCTTCTCTAAATGATTTGAGGTGTAGTATACGATACTTAAATCTAATTTTTCTTTACTTAAATACATAGCAACCTTGCTCAGATTCTAGCCTAACTTTTATGGCTTCTGATTTATTTTTATATACACCTTGTGTAAGTTCTATTTTTTTCATTTATGAACATCCTCTTTTCTAGATATTCCTACGTGAAGATTATACTTAAAGAAAATGATCGTGAATCCAAAACAAATATCCATATTGATTGCAAATCCTATTACTCCACTCGGGCTAGACTCGCTTACCTGTGCATGAAAGTACATATTATTCCTTTACAAAATACCAGCAAGGAACTTTATCGTCCTTATGTCCTCCTGGATTTTCATTAGTAATTTGCAAGTCTATTCCGTGAGCTTTCACATAAGCGTCCACTGCCGTAATAATCCCACCGCTAGAAAACTCATAGTAGTCGTGGCCTGAAACTATCCCACCTTTTCTGACTTTACGAGTCCAGTTGATAATATCTTCCATTATGAAGTCAAAGTGGTGATCCCCATCGATGAAAACAAAGTCCAGGGAGTCGTCATCTATACCTCTACAGGCTTCCATACTGGTTTGTGGCATAATCCCCACATCGTAACCTTCCAACCTCTCTGAAGCCTTCTTAAACGCTCCATCTTGGTAGTCTTTATCTCTCCAATTTCCGTCGTAGGGCATCCAAGGATCTATAGCCCATAGAAACAATCCTGGAATGTTCTTACATAGGATTTCTGCATATCTACCATCGGCCACTCCGACTTCTGCACCTGTTTTGAATCGCATTTGATTGAAATACTTTGCTAACTCTATTCTGTCTCTAATTTTCATTTAGTTCCTTTATAGCTTTTCTAGTTTTATTCTTATCGTCTTGAAGTGAATATCCTCTACCGTCGGTTTTATGCCAGTGAGCGTACCAAGTTCTTATGTTTCTAACTAATCTTCCACCGTTTTGTCTGCATTTTATACCCATCTCTTGAGCTTCCTGCCAGAATGTACCAAAGGTTTCCTCATCCATAAGCTCTAGTTCGTGGAAATAAGTCTTGGACATAATCCAGCAAGATCCCTGGAATGTCTCCAGATCTGTAATTGTCTCGGTGAATCTTTTATTGGTGTGGATTCCCTGGAGAGTTTCATTCAAGATCATCTCATCAATGGGATATTTATTGTCGGTTCGTTTCTCTATTTCCCATTTATCTACATCGAGTGCGTATCTCCTGGGGATGACAATCCAATTATTCCTTATGTTTCTAGTCAGCTTCTCATCATACCCATCGTCAAACATACAATGAGCATCGGTTTTCATCAGGTATTTGCCTTTGGCTATCGCTACTCCAGCATTGATAGCTCCACGCATACCTCTGGGCTTGGTGAAGTGAATATAGTGAACTCTGGGATCTTCGATTATCTCTTTAGGCCAATAACCTTCTAGCACCGCAATTATTTCTATTTCTCTAACTGATTTTCTGAGAATGTCATGAATAGTCTGGTTTAAGTGGGGTTCATTTCTAGTGGGAATAATAACAGAAACTAATGGTGTCATAGAACCATTTAATCATCTCTGTATATGTCTCGTCAATCCTATACGTCAGGGAAGGAAGGAGAAGCGGATGGTGAAGGACTCACTGAGCTTGAAGGACTTGTACTTGCACTAGGCGATGGTGAAGCTGAAGAACTTGGTGAGCTTGAAGGTGTAGCACTTGCCGATAGTGATGGTGAAGGGCTTTCACTAGAACTTGGTGAAGAAGATAGTGAAGGTGATCTACTCTCAGACGTACTAGGTGAAGCTGAAGGGCTTGGTGAAGATGAAGGAGATACAGATCTTGAAGGTGATCTACTGATTGATGTACTAGGGCTTGGGCTTGGTGATTCAGATGAACTTGGAGAAGCACTGGCCGTAGATGACGCACTTGAGCTTGGTGAAGCACTCGCTGATGGACTCAAAGATGTAGATACTGAAGGAGATGGAGAGTCTGTACCACTCACTGAGCTAGAAGGAGATTCCGAAGCTGAAGAAGATAAGCTAGGCGACACACTTGGAGAAGGACTACCCGAACTAGAAGGTGAAGCTGAAAGACTTGGAGATACTGAAGGTGAAAGTGAAGCACTCAATGAAGGTGAAGCTGAAACAGGACTTGCTCCTAGCTTAGACCATACGGCTACGGTGTTGCTTCCAGTGTTCACATAGATAACCATTCCAGTATCGTTTACCTTGTAGAAATAAGCTCCTGGTTTGAATCCAGGGTAGTTCTTTGGGAGTGAGTTACCTTCTGCTTCGATAATGTCTTGAGACATATCTATACCTGATTGAGGAGTAGAAATAACTCTTGAGTCATAACGAAGGACTTTATTGGTTCTGTAAGGGGTAAGTGCTGTAAGGAAATTGGCTTCTGCGGTTGTTCTGCTTGCTGAAGATATTGCTTCAATGCGATCTATTTCTTCTTGTGTAGATTTTGGTAGATCTATTTTCAGTTCAAATTGTGCCATAGCTTCCTTATGTTATTTTGATTTTTAAGTAATCTAATTGGTGGAGGGGAGAACCTCCCCCCCACTATTAAATTGCTTCGTTTAGAACTTGAAGAAGCCTTCAGTAGCGAACCATCGTCTTGCGTCGGTGACTTTTGCACCATATACGAACAAGTCTTTGTAAGCTGACCCGAAGTTACCTATCAGATCTTCTTCCATATCTGCTGTAAGTAGCTTCTCTGCGAAGGTACACCAGTTAGAGTGTCCAGCCAGGACTCTGTAACCATCGGTGTTATCACCAGTCAAGCGGTTGGATTTGAATACCTTGAACCCTTGAAACATAGTAATCATCCCTCTTTTGACGAGATCTTCATAAACCTGTGGTACGTGAAGGGCAACACCTGTTGCTTGTACTAACAGAGTTTCGAACTCTGGGGGAACGATCAACCATCTATCGCTGTCAGGAACGGATGAATGTCCATTCTTTTCTGCGAGGTCAAGTTTCTGCTTCAACTTGGCTACACTATTAAGCAAATTGGTGGTGGTAATTTGAAGGGCGGTATTTGCTTCGATTGTGTAACTTGCTCCTGCGGTAATTGCTCCGCCAGTGTAAGCACTGTCTGTGTCGTCCAAGTCATCTTCAATAACTATTGAAGTTGCTCCTGAATAGGATTTTACCCTATACCAAGCTGTATGACCTGTGGCTTTGAAACCTCGTCCGACCATAGCGGAAGTGAAAGTCGTGGCATCACCTGTAACCACACCTGTAGTTACATCAACGGTAACTGTACCGTCATCGTAGTCAGTTCCTACCCTGTTGCCTGCTCCGACATCCCCATACAATCCAAATACGAACGTGTCCATATTCTTATTTCTCTCATCACCCTTTTGGGTAACAACAGTTGAGTGTGGGCTTTTAATATAGGAGAGCCATCTATCTAGAGTCTTTTCACTCCAGTAGAAGGACTTATACTGATCTATCACAAGAACGGCATTGTTCTCGTATAGTGAATCTGCTGTCAGATTAGCACCAGTGTAAGTTTTTTCGGAAATACGTGCGAAGTTCAAGATATTCATCTTAGAACCTACTCCATTTATTTCTCCTTCGTAGTCTCTATTAACGACTACATCAATAAGAGATTTATCGTAAACCTCTTTCATCAGCTTTTGGGAAAAGCCCTCTGCTAATTTGGTTGCGTATGCACTTGCCATAATGATTCCTTTCTTAGGATCTTGATAATTTCTCCGTCCTTAGAAAGGGTTTGGAAGTGCTTAATTACATATAATAGAGAACAAATCAGTAAAGTGTCAAGTGTTCGTTAGAAATCGTCAGACTTGATTTTTCCTGCTGTGAGTAGCTCTTTATACTTCGGGTAGTTTGTTTCTCTCAAAACTCTACCTTCTTCTACTGAGATCTTATCGCTTGGTGGCTCTGGTTTCTCGTGTCCTCCACCTCCACCAGTAGGAAACATTTGAGACTTCTTAGGTCGTGCTGGCTTCTCATCATATTGGTATAAGAATGAGGAAACGAGCATATCGAAATCGACACCTCTCCTAGTTGGTTTAGTAGCGAATATCTTGAAATCATCCTCTATGCCATCCAAAGCTGGATTGTTGGCTATGGTAGCTGGATCATCGATGTATGTATCGACTTTCTTCTGCCATTCTTCCAAGTCTTTGAACCTAGAGTTTACTTTCGTGATCTCGTCCATTCTCTTTTTATTAGACATACTCTCAGTAGCCATCTTCTTTTCAAAGTCGCTCATTATCTCCCAATCTTCACCGTACTCAACCTTGAGTTCTTCTTCGGTGGGAACTGGAAGTTCTGACGCTTTCTCTATAGCTTCCTGAACCTCTTTGTTTCTTTGATAGAGGATCTGAGCTTCACGGCTGGATGCTTTGAGCTTCTTGTCTTTTTCTTTTAACTCTTGCTCTACCTTTTCCTCTGGAGTTAGTTCTGGAGGGTCGGCTGGTGGATCATCAGCTTTTGGGGGATCTGCTGGAGGATCGTCTGCCTTTGGTGGTTCAACAGGAGGATCATCAGCTTTTGGAGGATCGGCTGGCTTTGGAGGTTCGTTTTTCATCGCTTCCAACTCTGCTAGAGTATTTTTAGCCTTCTCATCAAGCTCTTTCACTGTTGGCTTTACGTGATTCTCTCCAGTGGGATCTAGTGGTGGTGGGGGAGTTGCTGGTGGTGTGTTCTTTTTTTTTGTCATACCGTTCCTTTCAGGGAGTTTGGTTTAATAATTATTTCTCTGGTTCTACTATAACTTCTGGCTCTTTGGTTTCCTCATTAGGACTAGCTTCAACTTCTTCAATAGCTTTAACAATCTTCTCTTTGTTTGAGAAATCGACTGGATCAAGTCCAAGTTCGATAGCCATTACATCAAGATCTCCACGTTTTAGATCCATAAGGATAACTTCCTCTGGTTGATCTACGAGTACGCTTTCATACTCTACCAACTGTTCTTCGGTGAGATGTCCTGATCTAGCTCTAAGAAATGCGGTGTCTGCTTCACTGAAAGATGCTGGCTCTTTATTTGTTAATCGATCTAGTTTTTCTTGGAATGTTTCGTATGCCATTTTATTTCTCCTTTTTATTAGTAATTATTCCTGCTAGGGCTTGATCTAGTGCTACTCTGGCCTTCTTTGGAGACTCCAGATACGCTTCGAGCAACATATAATTTCTCAATCGTCCTTTGAGCAACATATCTTGTTTGGAGTTGTGTCCTGTTTGGGTAAGCTCTCTCTCTACTGAAAACCTCATCGATTGGATATATGATTTTATACCTCCGACGGTGAGTTGTTTTGTTTGAAGTGATTTACTCCAGTCTAGCAAAGTATCTCTCTCTGCGACTGTGAGATCGTTAAACTTTAATCCTGCCTTTTGCAGTATCTCGTCCATTATGGCCATATTAGTTTACAGGGTTTGGTGGGATGGGTTGCTTCGAAGGCTCAATCAATGCTGGTTGAGCAGGGTTTGGCAACAAACTACCGTCCTGTCCTCCTTGTTCATTTAATAATTTCTGTTGTTCTAGTTTCTGTCTCTCTTGCTCCATAATGTCGTTGATTTCGTCTGGTTTGAGTCCACTGAACTCTAGGAGCTTACGTTGATAGATCTCTATCAGTTTAGCATTACCTGGAATGAGAGTAATAGTGGCGTTTAGTTTCTGAAGCATATTGGTATCGAAAGAATCTTTTTCTTCCTGACTCCATACCTTCGTGTTGTAGCCACTTCTAGTCATCCAGTCTTTAGGATTGATCTTCTTTGCAAATACATCGTCAGAGTTTCTTCCCTTCTTATAGACCGTAACCTCATCTAGTTTGGCGTGGCCTGCTTCAATGAATTTGAGGTACATACGACCTCTGCGTTCCCAAGCTGGTGTGTAGAACTTACTCATACCTTTGACACGCTCTTTGGCTTCTCCGAGGGCTAATTGAACCTCTCCTAGAGTAACCTGTCTGTCTTGGATATTACCTTGCTGGGTGGATGTAGCTCCTGTGGTTTCCTCAGTCATAGTGATAATAAACTGCATCTCATCAAGCGATTCTGATAGTTCAGGTATCTCAACACGTTTGGTTATCTTGTTTGGATCTCCTGGCATACCGTAGAATCCCCAAGGAATAGGATTGAAGGTGTTTGGCTCGAATCCTTCTACAGTAGAATCGTAGAACGTCATACCGAAGTTTCTGAGGGTTCTATTCTCCACTAATTGAGAGAACCAGGCATCTAGTACCTTGTTAGGAGTGAGTACAATATCTCCGACACCATCTGTCCAGAAGTCTTGTCTCTCTATGTCATCAGCCCAAGATTCGTATGGGAAGTGATTTCTCCAGAAGTGATCTTTGGTAACTCCGATGTGTTCTTCCAGAGGTTTCTTCATCAGTATTTCTTGGCTGTCGGCTTCTACATAGATCCATA